GATCAACGCGTACTTGTTCGTCCCCTCGGTCTTTATCCCCGCCTGGTTACTCTGTTCCTTCGGGCGGTTGCGCTTGTCCATGCGCTGATCGCTGCGGCAAAAGTTCTTCAGGTCCGTTCCGTCCGGGAGGATGAAGACGCCCTCGTCCTGTTTCTCGCGCACAGCTTCGGGCGAGAAGCGTATGCGGATGGCTGCGATTTTGGCCTTCTGCAAGTCCATGCACGTCGGCGGCACGACGGCGATATCCTCGGTCGAGAAGTCGACGACCTCCGGCCCCTCTTCGATAACCTCTTCTTCCTCGAGCTCTTCTTCCTCGGTCGACGTGTCCTCAAGCTCCATGTCGGATACGTCTTCGCCATTGATCGACTCGACGATCGGATTGCGGCGCACAAGGTTGGTAATCATGCGCGTCGACTTCGTCCAGTCGACCATCAGATTCCATTGCCCAGTCACATCGCCGGCAACCAAGTCGCTGCGAATGATCGACTTCAAATCCGTCTTGCGAATGTAGTACTCGAGCAGCGCGAGTTGCGTGTACGGAGGCTTCGTCGGGTCCGACGAGATGCCGTTGACGTGCTTGTTGTTCGCCGGGAATAGCTGCTTCAGGACGCGCTTGGCGCGCGCGTTGATCGCGTCGCGGACTACCGGAACGTAGCCCTGCGAGTTGCCGCTGTAAATCAGGTTTTCATCGGGCTTCGCGTTGTAGATATCCCAGTATTCCTGGATCGCGTCGCCTTGCTCGTTCTTGTTGTCGAATGCCTTCTGGATTTCGTCGTAGCATTCGAGCGCCGCCTTGTAGACGTCGGAATCCCGATCGTCTGCCCAATTCTTTTCCGGGTCGACTAGCGCATCGGTCTTTGCGCTCGGCGGGTCAGTTTTTTTTTACGAGCCATCAGTTGATCGCTTTGACCTGCGGAAGCAGGCTGATATGCCCGCTAGGCGTGTGCGTGTAGTAGCAAATCGGTTGCAGCGACGCCATGCCTTGCTGGAGAATTTTTCCGTCGAGGATAATCGTCGCCGTGATCGGCGCGGCACCAAGGTATGAACCGAGCGCGGTTACGGAGGCGAATCCTCTCGGTGCTTGCGGTTGCGTGGCCATCAGATGATGTGCCCGGAAAGTTTCTTGACGAGATTCTTCGCCCGGTTCGCAACCTTCGTCTGCCGCGGATTGTGCGCGGCCGGCCTGACCTTGCGACCAACATTGTCGGGCAACGGGTCCTTCGGCTTCTTCGCGAACTTTTCCGGCGCGTTGTGCTTGAACTGATGAACCTTGTCGCCATGGCGCTTGGCCTTCAGCTTGCCGCGCCCTTCGTGGTGCTTCGTGTTGCGGCGAACGTGGGACTTTTTCCCCTCGACCGGGTCAGCGTGAACTTTGAGGGCCATCGGCTATATCAGTGTGTCATGCGAGATTTTTTTTCGCTTGCTAACCGTGGGTCGACGGGCTTTAGACGCGGCCAGACGAATCGGGCGCGAGCCCTTCTGGTCGGTCGTGGCACCCATCGCCGGCGGCTTGCCCGTCGAGCGCGTCCTTGAGCCGCCAGCTTTGCCAACTTTGTTGTGCGGTTTGCCGCCGCCACTGGCCCCATGTTTGCCTCGATGGTGGTGATCCATGCCGAGCCCGCCTATGCCGCCGCTCGCGTTGTGAGCGGCTTTGCCGTGTTTGTGTTGGTGCTTCATTGCTTCGAAAGGTCCTTGCGGCCGAAAATTTCTTCGCGCATCGGACCGGACTTCAGGACGTCAGGAACCTTGGTCGGTTTGCCGTGCTTGCCGCCTTGCTGCTCGAGCATCGCGAACTTGACGGGGTTTTGCGTGGGCGCCTTCTTCGGCATATTGCGCGTTACGGCCATGGGTGTCGCTCCTATCGTAGGGTCAGCTTACGCGCGGAGAGTACGCCCGCACCGCGGCAAAAGTCAAATCAGCGCCGCGCCCTCGGGTTCGCCGAGATGTACGCCTGACCGGTCCCGGTGTGCGCGATGTTCGCGCCTTCGGGCAAAACTTCCGCTTCGCCGATCTTCGTGAGCTTCGCAACCATGCACTCCAGCGCCTCCGCTATGAGACGCGATACGCCGGTCTCCGGCTCCATGCCGAATCGCCCGCCGCGCTGCGCGGGATACGCGTAGCCAGACGAAAGCGCATTGAGCGTAAGTTGCGCCTTGCGATCGACGACGAGTAGCTTCTGCTGATGCCACTCATTGCGGATTGGGTCGGCGAGCTTGCCGCGCGAAGCCGGAGCATGCTCAGCCCGGTACACCGTGATTCGCTCCGCCCTAAGCGCGGATACCAGCGGTATGCGCTGCGCCTGGTCGAAGACGTCAGCCGGAACCCACGCCTGGATAGCGGCACGCGGATAAGTCGCCCGCAAGTCAGCCGCCAGAGATTTAACCGAGTCCGTCGTGGCACCCGAATAGAGCCAATCGCGGGCAACGTGAAAGCGCCTAATCTCGCGAAGGACGGCAGCAGCACACGTTTGGGTCTGATTCCCGTTGCAAGCGACAAACACAGTCTCGCCAGGCGAAGCGTTCGGCGCGTCGCTAACGTTTGAGCCGGAAAAATCTTCATAGATCGGATACCCCGAGAACATTTTCAGAGCATACGCGAGTGCGTTCAGAATGTCGCGCAATCCCTGCGGGAAGTTGGCCATCTCGGCAACGAGCTGCGGGTGCGCGAGCTTGCCACCGACGAGAACGATATCGCGCGCCTTGAAATACGCCTGCAAACCACCAATGAACTGCTCCTTCGACTGGTCGTGCGGCGCGCGCAGCGCCACGATCGGCAGGATGCGCCCGCGGCGAATCATCTGCATCCGCAACGGCTCCATCAGCCAGTCGTCGAGCGAGTCCGTCTCGATGCCGATCTTCAGCGGCGAATGCTTCTCGGCGGTCGAGAATAGGTCGTCCATCAACTCGGACGGCTTCCAGAAGTTGCCGGCCGACTCCCACACGACGATTTTCGTCCCCTCCTGCGAGACGACGACCTTACCAGTGCGCGCCGACTGCGACACGTCTCGCGTGCGTTCCTTGTTCGACGTGCGCGACGGGTCGTAGATCGCAAACTTTGGCTGCCACTCGTATCCGGAAGCGGAACGCTCGACGAGCATGTCTTCCTTGAACGGCTTCTTCTCCGGATTCGAAGCCTGGAGCATGTAGACGCGCAGGAATGAGTCGTACAGCCCTGCGCGCTGATAGCGATCCTTGAGCCGACGGATGAACTCCATCGGGTAACGCTCAGGCCAGGTCGCCTTCGTGGCCGGGTCATCCGGATCGCCGTCGCAAATCGGGAAGCCGCGGTAGAGCCAGTTCGGGTCGTTCGACGCGCGCACGATCATGCAGTCTTCAGCGAGCCGCGTTTGCGACATGATGATCTTCATCCGCTCCTGATCCATCGCCGGCATGAGCTCGTCGTACAACTTCGTCCAATTCGCATCAACGGCCGCCTTGTCGCGCACCGATTCGCGATGCTCAACGTCATCGAGCATTGCAAAGTCGGGGCGATTCGTTCCTTCCTTGAACGATTGAATCTCCTGCTCCCATCCGATCGCCTGCAACACCGTGCCCGACGAGAACCAAATCTTGTCCTCGTTCGACTTCCGCGCCAGCACCTTCCCGCCGAAAACGTGATTGATGCGTTCGTTGGTCCGCAACTCGAGGTCGATCGCCGCCAGCCGCTGCACCGCTTTCTGGAACGTTTCTCCACCCCACAACCCATAACGAAAGTTGCCGAAGCACCCAGCCATCGCAACGTGCTCCTCAATTTTCGTCGTCTTCCCGGCCTCGCGAAACGCTTCCACACACACAAGTTCGTCCGCGGAAGCACACAAGTCCATCATCTCGAAGTGCATCGCCGAATCCGCTTGCGAGTGCCGATGCGGGAAGAAAAAGGCCGACGCCATCATGCGGTCGGCCGAGAGCTGGCGCAGAAGTTCGGCGTCGATCATCCCCGGCGCACCCCGAGAATGTCGTAGAGGTTCATGCGTGCGGCCCAAGATAGACGAACAGAGGCCCGATGATGACCCAGAAAAACCACCTCCGGGACGGTGAGTCCAGAATTCGCCTCTCGACCTTTCCGCCACACACCCCAAGCCCCCAGTTGGTCACGTCGGTGTTGAAACTCCACCAGTCGCCCTTGACCGACCATGCGACCTTTTTCACTCCAACCCCAGCAGCATCTGCGTCGCCTCACACTCCGCGCCGAGCTTCTCGAGCTTGTCGCCACACCGCGCCGTGACGTACCGCGCCAACGCCGCCTTCGGCATCCCGTGCTTCTCCGCCTGCGTCTCGATCGCGACAGAATAATCCTCCGCCGCACCCTTCGCCGCCGACTTCAGGTCAACCAACTCCGAAATGACCGACTCCGGAACCTTCTTCAACGCGCGGTCAGGCGCCTCAACCGCCATCGCCGGTGGCCTGCGACCACGCTTCGCCGGGTCTTTCCGATCAGCAAACTCGCTATGCACCG